ATGAATAAAGAGACGATCTGCGCTTTAGCTACTGCCAACGGAATGGGTGCCATTGGTGTTATCCGTGTTTCCGGTGATGATTCTTTCCGTATTGTGAATTCGGTATTTGAAGGGAAAAATCTGGAACAGGCAGCTTCCCATACGGTTCATTATGGCTTTATTAAAGATGCAGAAGAAGTGATCGACGAAGTTATGGTTGCGGTATTTCATGCGCCTAAAACTTTTACAACGGAACATTCTGTAGAAATCTCTTTTCATGGCTCTCCGCATATTGCGAAAAGAATTCTGGAGGTACTCATTAAAAACGGTGCGCGTATGGCGAAAGCTGGAGAGTTTACCCTTCGTGCTTTTATGAATGGCAGAATCGACCTCTCACAGGCGGAATCTATTGCCGATCTTATCGCTTCGGAAAATGAAGCTTCCAGAAAGGTAGCTTTGAATCAGCTGAAAGGTGGTATTTCTCAGGAGATCTCTTTATTAAGAACCGATTTACTGAATTTCACTTCGCTGATTGAACTGGAACTGGACTTTGCTGAAGAGGATGTAGAGTTTGCAGACAGAACAGCACTGAATCAACTGTTAAACAAAATCGAAGATAAACTTCGCTCGCTTATTGACAGTTTTCAGTACGGGAATGCTATTAAAAACGGTACTGCGGTTGCCATTATCGGTAAACCGAATGCCGGAAAATCGACATTATTAAACGCTTTACTAAAAGAAGAGCGCGCGATTGTGAGTAATATTGCCGGAACCACCCGTGATACCATTGAAGAAGTCTTACATATCAAAGGCCATGCTTTCCGTTTAATCGATACGGCTGGTCTTCGTGAAACTGTGGATGAAATTGAAGCGATTGGTGTACAGAAAGCCAAAGAAAAAGTAGCACAGGCTGAAGTTTTGGTGTATCTGGCGGATGCTGCCACAACGGATTTCTCTGAAGATTTTGAAATGCTGAAGTCTCTTTTACGCGACAAGCTGGAACTGATTGTCTGCTTAACGAAAATTGATGAAGTGGTTCCGACACAGTATGAAACCATTGAAGCCCTTTTCCGTCAGGAGATCAGTCATCCTTTTGACTTTATTAAAATATCGGCACTGGAAAACCGCAATATCCAGGAGCTTAAAAATGAGTTATCTACTTTTGTAGAACAAATGAAATCCGAAGAAGGTAATGTGGTGATTACCAATCAGCGTCACTTTGAGGCTTTACAAAAGTCTCTTCATTCTGTTCACCAAGTGAAAGAAGCGGTTTCTTCTCAAATTACTACCGAACTCCTTGCCTATGAACTTCGCAACGCCATTGAGCATTTAGGGGAAATATCAGGGGAATTTACAAACGACGAGGTACTCGGAAATATCTTTAGTAAGTTTTGTATCGGGAAGTAAATTCTATTTATCTAGAATAAAATTCAGTAAATGAAGTATACAAATTCTGCAAAAGAAATTAAATTTAGCTCTTTTAAAGAGTTTATTGAATTTATATGGCCACTAGATAAAATTCATCAAAATGATTTTAAAGATTACATTTTCCGTGGGGAAAGAGAAGAATTTAGTTCTTTTCTCCCTAGTATTCTAAGAGGGTCAGTAATTGAAAATATAGTAAACAAAATTCCTCTTTTTAAAGGATTACATATTGATTCTAGCAGATTAATACAAGCAGAATTTTCATTAATCAGAGACTTTTATATTCAGTCTGATTTAGAAGGAATGAATATTCCCGAAATCAATATGTTAAGATCTAATATAACTGAACAATTTGTATATAACTTTGATGAACATTTAAGTTATATTTTTAATGAAAAATGGCTACCAGAAGAACTCTATGAAATTACAGGCATAGCTCAACATTATGGCGTACCCACACGGCTTATAGATTGGTCATTTAATTTAACTACTGCATTATTTTTTGCTGCTTCTGGTGTCCTTCAAAAGTATGATAGGACTCAATATATATAATCGCGAAAATTGAATTTCACAAAAAATAAAATTGAATGTCCAAAAAAATAAAGCCTTTCATATTTTGAAAGGCTTTTTAAATAGTCTTTAAACAGCTGTTAATTTGTTACTGTTAATTCAGATATAATTGCTTTACACTCTACAAGGATACTTTCTTTCAAAGCTTCATCACCCGGCTTCGTGCCAATCGTCTTGCTGTCGAATGTGTCATTTTCTGGGTAATAATTGCCAGTAATGGCATAGTTTCCAGTAAAGTCCTGATCTCCGGCTTTTCCTCTTTGAACGCTGAAAGTAATTACAAATGGTGGTTTTTGCGGGTTGACAGCATAACCATAATTAAAATTGATTGTATTCCCGTTAATGATAGCCTGAGCCATGATTTGGCGGGAATCTGAAATAATTGTTCTGTTTTCTGTGTTTGTAGTTTCCATTTTATTTTATTTTTGTTTATGTTATTAAATTAATACGAGCATTCCATAAATATTCTGCCTGATACATCCCTTTGCAAAGCCATATTCTTAGTTTGTGCGCCATTGGATAGATATATAACTTCAACCAAAAAGACGTCGCCCGTAAAGCCCCAACCTAATGTTTCATTAATATACCAACCATCAGGCGCATTATCATATTTGTTTTGCGTATTCTTGTAGCCTTCATACTGTTTATTAGATTGGCTATTAACATTTTGACCAGCATTGTATAGAAAAAGTGATCTGTCGCCATAAATATTGTATCTATCAAATTTCCCAGTACTCGGAATTGGATTAACTCCACAGGTGCGATTTAGAATATAATCTGACAAATCGTCTTTTTGTTGTTGCGTTGGGTTAGGGCCTATTCCATCAATAAGCTTTAACATTCTGTATTCAGTGTAACTTTCAGGAACCTCTCTTACGAAGTATATTCCATTTTCTCCGATTTGATAGACTAACTGTCCGTTATTATACCATTCTTCCAGTATCTTACCTGATACAATAGCTGTTTTCTTGGCCAGCTGCCCGGATATGTTGTATAATTCATCAACATAGTTACCATTAATAACACCACGTCTTCTGATCATTACACCATTGAGATATTGATATTCAACGCCGTAATCATCAACATACCACGGTGCAGTGTTTTTACCGGCATACGTTGATCCAGCATATAATCTGACAGATTGACGCCCTCTGTCTGTAACACCAGTAATTCCTGCATTAGCTCCCGCAACGTCTCCAACCATCAGCGTTCCTGTGGCAACAACATTATTATCAATAGTTGTGTTTAGGAATGATGTGATTTGTGAAACTCTATTCGCCGTTGCAAGGGCATTATCTGCCTGCGATTTTGCTAATGCCGTTTGTTGTTCATTTTGTTTGATTTTGTCTTCAAGATACTTATCAACATCTGTAACATCGAAAACCGATGCATAAGCAATGTAGGTTTCTATTACCTTATTTGCTCCTGCAATAGCAAAGAACATAGATGAACTAAAGGTTCCAGTAGCACCGCATCTTAATATTCCGATATATTCTTGCCAGTTTCCAGTGCCATCTACAGGAGTAACCCAATCGAATGTTGACCCGTCACCTGTCGCATTTCTATGTTCGGAGATTTGATAGCCAACATCCAATCGCATAATTAAACGGACTACCAAGACGGCATTTGCTCTTGTAGGTGCGCCAAAATAGAAACCTCCTAAATATGGGGAAGCGCCGCCACCATTATATCTGCATATTACAATGTTAGGGGATTTAGTGGGAGCATTTACCGAAGACGCTGCCCAGTTAAAAACTTCTACTGTTCCATTTCCTAAATTATTATAGACATTAAGACCATTAAGACCTGCTCTAAAATCAACATCTCTATAAAGACAGTTTCCATTGGTGTATTGAGACGCTATAAGTTTTAATCGGGCTTCATTACGTAATTCTCCGGCTGCTTGATTTGTGTAATTCTTAGCAGCATCGGAAATTCTTTTCAAAAGGTCTGTACGCTCCGTGTAATAAGTGACAAAATATTGTCTAAATTCAGCTCCGTTAATTGCATTATCTTTTGTTAGATTAGCATATTCAACGCTTATCAAATAGCTTGATAATTGCAGGTAGAAATAAGATAAATTATCATAGTTAACATTATATGTTATAGCTTGCGATCGTATGTGTGTGAATTCAGCATCGATCACCTGCCATTCCTTCATAACGCTCGATTTTTCAGACACTGTCAATACATTGTCATTAGCAATATCTGCCAGCTTTTGAGTTGCAATGTTTGCAGAATTTTGAGCCTCAGTTATTTTCTTTTCCAAGTCTTCAGGCGCAGGCATCCATGATTGAAGCCCCATCTTATTTCCTTCCACAAGGACAGCCCAGCTTACAGCAGACCATCTATCAAGGTCTGTTGAAGGAACTTTATAGAAATCTATTATATTTAAATCTCTTCCAGTATTTTCAACAGTAAACGTAAGTGTCTTAATACCACCGTCTACTTCATTCACTCCAATGTGCTGAAAACCGTTAACCCAAGCGCCTACCGAGCCTCTTCCGCCATTGCCTGATTTAAACATTAACGTATAAGTTTTACCAACTTCTAATAACTTTGAAGTAAGGTACCCGCCTATACGGTATGTTCCGGGAGGCACAGAGAGTTGAACACTTGATTCTAAAAGTAAATTTCGGCTACCGACTTGTAAATTATCAACAAGACCAGTCGCATAGCTTTTTGCAGCATCTGATATGGCTTTTAATAAAGAAACTTTAGTATCATAATAATCTCTGAATTTTTGTCTAAACTCACTACCATTGATGTCAGACGTTGTATTAAGGTTATTATAATTTATGCTAATTAAATAATTAGATAAAGCATTCTTTGAAACAGTATAAGCATTGGTATCTATACCATAAGTATTTGCTTGGGGTATTAATTTTAAATACTCATCCGAAATAATGTCCCATTCCTTTATTGTATCACTCTTTTCTTCCGGGGTTAGTTTATTGTCATTAGCAATGTCCGCAAGTCTTTGGTTTGCGATAGCTGCGTTATTAACTGCTGTATTAGCTGTGTTCTGAGCATTGGCAGCATTCTGATTTGCAATAGTTATTTCGTTATTAATTTCCTCAGTTGTGGGCGTCCAATCTACAACGCCTTTATTTCCTTTTGTAATAACGATCCAATCTATTGTAACTTCACCATGAGGCACGTATAAGTGAAAATTAACAACTCGGTCTCCTATGATAGTACGAGTATCACTAATTATATTCCAATCGCCCTCAGTGTCTACAGTATTGATTGATTTATATGTGTTTAGATCGTTTATATACCAGTAAAATAAATTACTAAATGGTGATCCAGATCGATATTTTATAGATATGGTGTATTCTCCTCCCAAATCCAAATCTGGGATTAATCCTCTACCATAAGCCACGTATGAAGTTACATTATGAAATTGTACACCATCAGCGGTTAATTCAAAAGAACCGTCACCAGTAGCCAAAGGCATTCTATGTTTGGATTTTAGAAATAAATTGCGGGTTCCTATCTGCACCGCATCAATCTTTTCCTGCACTTGATTTAATGCCGGGCTATTGCTCGCAAAGGTTACTTTTCCCTTTATTTCAATACCGGATTCATTAAAAGCAATATAGTCACCTCCTACGGGTGAAGTCCAACGACCTATGCTTATTTCCTGCGGGTTGATCTGAGCAAAGCCATACGTCATTTTACACACACGGAACCCGTTTTGAATAGATGAAATATAACCCGCTTCAAAATGGAAAAAATCAGGGTCTTGCTCTACTGTTATTTGATTAGGTGTTACAAGTATGTTTGCATTCGATCCGTTACGTTGGCATTTAACATAAACATACTGATATACCGCACTAAGATTTAAAATAGTAGTTGCAGGAATATACCACGTGCGGGGAGTATCTGCAATTGTTGCATGAACAATTCTCCCGGAAGTATAGCGTAATGAAGTATAATTATTTTCTAAGTAGAAATTAACATCAGGCAAAGAGAACTGCTGCATACGTCCTCCGAACGAAATAAGCTTTGTATTGATAGATGCAGGCTTTATATTGTTTACATCAAAATAACCCTCAGAATCAAAGGTTTTTTCTGAAAGCTCCAATCCGAAATAATAAGCTGCACGAGCAGCAGCAGCGTTAAATTTTTGCTCCTTAATAATAGCCTGTTGTTGCTTTTCCTGCTTATAAAACTGACGAACAATAGGTGAAGTGTAGGTAACATCTGAAAAATCAGGCTGTACATCATACGGATTTTGCAAGTCTTCTGTTAATCCTGTTATACGAACATCAGAATCAAGGCTAAATTCAACAGACTTTAACCGTATCATGGAGCCTAAAACAAGTCGATAGTTCAGGGCTTTAAATAATAACGAATCACTTGCACCGGAATAGGTAAAACGCTGAGTACTGTTTAAGTTAATATAATCCTGTCCTTTGGCTTTCAATTCAGCCTCTGCGTTAGTTACATACTGAGCAGGCATCTGTATATCAAATAGAACATACTTATCACCAACAGCCGGACGGATAACGTCGGACGGAATATTCCACGCTTTTTCCTCTTTATTGGGCAATAAAGTAAATGTTTTAGTCTGGCTATTATAACCGTACTCTTTGATTTCAAGAACATACCCGGCTAATTGCCCGGTTTGGAAAGTTACTTTTGCAGAAAGCCCTTTTATAAGTACCGTTGTATTACCGTGTCCATCGGTAGCGTTTAAATCGAAATCAATTGTATTATCAGTAAATACAAAAGGATTAGTTGCATCCACAGAGGTCACCGTTCCTATTCTATGCGGATAAACATCATCAAAAGTTTCGGTATGTTCAATTACTCCATATTTATCAACATTTTTTTCTAAATATGGAACATCAATTCTAAGACTCTTTTGTCCGTTACGGTATTTTATTGGCAAATTTTTTTCCGAACCTTTTACATATAACCGTGTTACAACAGAAGCATCAGCCAAAGGAGCCTGTGTAAGTGTTTTTAGTCCTTTGTTACGTCCATATTCAAGCGTAATATTTGCCTGTGGTTTTCTTTCGGTAAAATGTATGCTTTGGTCAGCGTCAATCCAGTATTCAAGCTTAAATTCATCTGCAATTTTTGCAAGTGCAGACAGACAATTAACATCGTCAAAATCTACAAGCTTTGTTTCGGTATTATCAATAATGCCTTTTGTCCATCCCGACTGATCCCTGTTAGCATTAGTAATTACCAGATCAATCATTTTTTCAGCAGTTCCCATAATATTAAATGTGGGTACTGTTAAATTATTTAATTCATCATAAAACAGCATTGAAACATCAGTTAAACGATATTTAACTGATTTAAAAGTAAGTGTGTATTGCCATTCTTTAGTTGATCTTTGCTCCGTTGTTGGGGTATCTAAAAGATAATACCTGCGTCCTCTTACATCGACATAATCACCTAATGCAAACTCAATCTTTCGCACTAATGCAAAGGACATATTAACCAATTCTTCACCCATAATCCGGGACGTAATTTTTCCGGTTGGGCTGATATTGGCAATAACTGTATTTCCTCTTTTTATATCGTATCTCATGCGAATTTAACTTGTAGGGTTAATTGAAATTTTACAAACACTGTAGGCACATCTTTGAGCCTTTTTAATGACTTTACAAAGCCACTGGTCTTTTTATAGAATACCTTGTACGTTTGGGAATGGTCATATATGTAAAGGTCTTGCCATCCGGGCTTTGCGATCTCCGAAAAGAAAGCCTGATAATAAAACCAGAAATCACCATCATCCGGAGCCATCATAGCGCAACTTAATGTTACTTCCTTATCTTTAAATTTTGGTGAAGACAAATCATATTCCTGCCCGTTTTCCTCTGCCCAATCATTAGAAAGGCTTTCTTTTCTCTCTGGATAATCTAAAAGCCCGGCAGTTCCTGTCTGAATAACTAAATTAAAATCTGACAACAGATTTTTACCGTTTAGGGTATCTTTAAATTTATTTGCATTCATGGTTATTACTTTATTATTCCCGCAGCTTGCAGGGCTTTATATTCTTTAGTTAATGATTCTCCCAAACTATCAATACCTTCATCGATATCGTGTAGTTTTTCGGTATTATCTGCCGTTCTACGGGTATTCTTTTCGATATCCATTTGTACGGCCAATTGACGACTGGCAACTTCCATCAGGGCTGCAAAGCCATTTTTCATGATTCCGTTACCTTCCAATATGGCGAGACGCATTCCTGCGGTATTACCGGATAATAAATCAATACTTTCCTGCGATGCTGCCTTATAAGCTCCCTGTAAGGAATTTGCTCCGCCGATTTCGTTACCGATATTAATTCCGGATTGGTTGATTAAATCCATGTAATCCTTTGCCTCCTTGGCAACTTTCATATACATTTCTTGGAACTGCTTCCTTTCATCATCCGTAAGTACACCGTCACCCAGATATTCAGCCAAAGCATCTTGAAGCTTCTGCATTTGTGGCTCGATCACTTTTGCCTCCATTCCGGCAATAATCCCTTTTCGCAAAATATCTTCGATATCATCGGCAAAATCTGCAAAGGATTTCTTTCCGGATAAAATACCCTCCTTAATAGAATCACCTATATTTTGTGCCGTTACGCCTGTTATGGTGTCTTTATATTGCTTTTCAAGTTCCCGATTCATTTGTTCAATAGAACCGTATTCCTCACGAAGCTTTAGTAATTGTTCGTATGCAGCTTTAGCGTCTCCGGTTAATGGCTTTTCAGCATTCAGCTTTGCCAGCCGATCAAAAAGTTCATCGGTTAAACCTATTGTTTGAGTGATATCATTGCTAACAGGGGATTTAATGCCGAAGAATTTTTTCATAAAATCAGACATTCCTTTGAATGGGTCTATCTTGTAGCCCTGTAACCCCAATAGATCGCCAACCTTTGCCATATCTTCTACGGCTCTGGTTTTTCTTCCTATTCCTAAGAAACCACCGTATTTTTCAGTATGCATACCGACAACAGTGTCAGCATTTAAAAGGCGTTTTAAAACCGCTTCCTGATCACGAATAATAGATTCTTTATTCTTCGTATTGGCTGCCATTTCATCCTTGATATTCTGGATGCGGGCTTTGTATACATCATTAAGCTTTAATTCGTCCAGTATACGCTTACGAAGCATTTCATTATAATCCAGACCAGACTGAAAAATAGAATCATTGTATTTTTTGATTTCTTCCCGTGCTTTACGTTCTGATTCACGCGCAGCTTTACCAAGAGAGAATATTCCAGCAATTGCATTAAACGTTTGACTTATTCCTCCGATAATATCTCCAGATGCAAACGAAGCAAAAGCACCCGCTGCATTTTGTGCAATATTCATTATATCTCCTAGAGTGTTTAAAGTGTCTGCAAGTCCCTCATTAGTATCATCAATAGAATCTGCAATGGCTTTAAAACCAGAAGCCATTGCCCCCGCAATATTTGCAGCCATCTGAGCCTTTTTAGCAAGGATATCTTTTAATTTACCATTTACTACTTCTAAAGCTTCACTTTCTGCTTTTACGTCTGAAATACCTTTAGCTTGTTTATCTCTAATAGATTTAATTAACCTTTCTTTTTCTTGCAGAAGGCTTCTTTCTTCAACACCAATATTGAACGTTGATTTTAATGCTTTTGCTTTTTTAATTTCAGCATCAATAAATTTTTGTTGTTCTATGCTCAGGCTATCTTTAGCAACTCTTAAATATTCCTCTAATGATGCAATACGTATCGCCAATTCACGTTTAGTGATTCCCATTAAATTTTGGGAGTATCGTTCATAAATAGTGGTTTTAGCATACTCTGCTGATTGAACTGCATCAATTTCTTGTTGCTTTTCCCTCTCTAATTCCGCTAAAAGCTTAGCTGCATCTTGTGCAGATAATTTTCTTTTCTCAATACCCTGACGAAGAGTTGCATATCTGGATGTAATCTCAGTTATTTTTACTTGTAAGGTCTGATGCGCATTGATTACTTCAGTTACCATGTTGGTGATTTCCTGCTTTTTCTCAACCCATTTTCCCGTAAGCATTGCGTACACACCATTACTTTTGCTTTGCCCGTCGTTTTCAGCTTTAGTAATTTCTTTTTCCAAATATGAAATCTGATCTGCAAGTATTGGAAGCTTTGCCAAAGCTACTTCTACGGAGCGAGTTGTATTTTCCAATATTGGTTTATCTCCTCTAAGCTCTTTTATTTTTTGGTTAAGCTGATCAAGGTTTTTCTGTTGCCCTTCAGAAAGTACACTACCAGAGGAAACAAGATTGTCAAATACTGATTTTTGGTTTTCTAAGTAATCGAAGTATGATGCTGCAAGCTTTTTGAGTTCAGGAAACTGTTTATTTGCAGCTTCTGAACCATATTCTTTTTCATACGCATAATATTTTTGCCATCTGGATTCCATAGCGGAAACCATTTCCTCAAAGCTTTTATACTTAACAGCATTTTTCTTTTCTTCCAGTTCAATTTCTAATGCATCGCGGCGTTTTTTTGCTTCTGTTTCTGAAACAACTTCTCCGGTGAAATATGGATTTCCTTTTTTATCCTTAGTTTTTCCGAATTGATCTATTTTTTGAAGCCTAACCTGTCCGTCTTTTATTTTATCCAAAGCTTCATTATATAGGCTTACTCTACGCTCTAAATCTTTTATAGAGCCTTCAGGATAAATTTCAGCCATCTGACGTTCACGTTCTTTTCGGGTTCTTGTTTTCTTACCAAGAGCCGCATCTAACTGTTTCTGTAATTTTTCTCTTTTGGCTACCAATTCCGCTAAAGCACGTGTGCCAACTGAACCATCATTAATTTGTTTATCTAGTGATGAAATTTGATCTCTTAACCATTGGACGGTGCCACGCTTTGCGGGATCAGTTGTCATTTTAATACCTGCATCTGATAATTTTTTAGCAGCCTCATTAGTATGTTGAATATTGGCATTAATCATTTTCCACTGATCTTGGAAAATTTTATTCATGTCATCAACCGTTTTATCACCTAAGCCCATAGGAGAAAGAATATTTTTCTCTGCCCATCTTCCAACGCCCCCGAAAGTAGCTTCATTATAGCGTTTATTGTTAGCCATTACTTTATCGTAATTGGTCAGATATTCTTTCCATTTATCCTGAGCAATTTCCAATTCAGCAGCAGCCCTTGCACGCAATTGCATTGCTTCGATGAATGCAGATGTATTTTTCACAAATAAATTTTCAGCATCTGAAACAGAATAAACTTTTACGCCTAATTTTTCAAAAGCTGCTGCATTATCATGTATATACTGTTCTTTGGCTTTGATATCGTCTGCTAAAGCATTCCATTCAGTTTTCATTTTCTGATACTGAATGATAGGGTCTGCAAGGCTATTAGCAATTGTTTCGGTCATTTTTTTGTGATCTGCTGCTGTTTGGGCTTGTGCAGCCTGCCATGATTGTAAAACAGCTATCAAAGCAACAATAGCAACAGAAAGCCCCATTGTTATAGTTGCTGTAAATACTTGTGCAGCAGTTGTGGAAATGCCTAAGGATGTTGCAACTTTTAAATTGGCAGCAGCCCAAATTTCCTTTGCCTTTGCCAGTACAATTGTGCTGAATGCAGATTTTTTATTTAGTGCATCACTGATTTGTTGTAACCCGATGGTAATTGCCAGTAATGATTGTACTTTTAGCATTATTTTTTGAAGGTTTTCTTCTTCTACTCCCAATAATGCCATTACGCCCTGAGCAACGCTTATTGTACTAATAAGCATATTGAGACCTTCGACCTGTCCCTGCAATAGTGTATTGCCGTCTTTAATATCATTATTTACTTTTTCAGATACTTCTTTAAATTCCTGGGCTTTTTCTTTTAATTCGTTATATCTATCAGACCCTTCCTTACCATTGGCAACTAATTGCTTTAATTCATTGTTAATATCCCGTTGTTTTTTTGCAAAGCTTTCATACTCAGATTCGGCAGCTTTTATGCTGGCTTCCAATGCTGATAAAGCTTGTTTTTCAGCTTCCAGTTCTGCAACAATTTTATTTCTTTCCGAGATTAAAGAAGCCTGAGCAACACCGGGAGCAGTATTGCCAATTTGCTTATCCAGCTTTTTAATTTCAGACTCGATGTCTTTAATCGCTTGTTTTTGTACAGCAATGTTTTCTTTCGTAATCCCAAAATGATCGAAATTAGTATCTTTTACAGTTGTATTAATATTTTTGATTGCCGAAATAACATCCTCTGCACCTTTTACATTTAAAGCCTGTACAGCAGTCAATTGTTCATATTTCTTTTTCAGTGCTTCAACAGAATCATCAACGCTTTTTCCGCCAGTAATCAATTTATTATACTCCTCTAACAGTGCCGGGGAGTTCAGAATGAATTCTATGTCAATTTGTTGATCTGCCATGATTATTGAATTTCTGCACCGAAGAAGTTTTCGAGTTCTTCATCGGTTGATATTATTTTTGGTGCTTCTTTACTCTTTTTCAGTTTTGGAGCATCAGCAAGCATTAATAGTAATTGTGTAAATGGAGTGTCCAGTATTTTGTTTTGGCTCCAACCTGTCTTTTCTGCAATCGTGTAAATGAACCCTAAGACGCTATGAAAGCTTTCGCTTTTTAACTCGCCTTTTCCGTCGGACTCAGATTGACCATCGGTTTCGTTATCCTCGTCCTCCGAATCAATCTGATAGTGGCGATAAAATCCTCAACACCGCCATGGGTTATTAAAATATTGAATAGAAATAAAAAGTGTTGTTCAGTCAGCCTTCCTCGTAGCCACCACGCCAAAGGTTTATGCAACCAGTTTAAGTATGGAGAATTCAGAAAACCTAAAGCAACTATTTCATGTACTTTCTTTCCATGATCCGCATAAGCTTTCACTGCTTCTTGAAGGCTCAAATCCTTATCGTTGATCACTCCCATTGAAAGGTACTTTGATGCTATTTTTAATAGTGTTCGTCCCGTAGGGTGAAAGAGCACCAGTTTTATTGTTTTCTTTCTAAATATCCTAAGAAAAAGAGGTGCCGTGACTGGCACTGGGACACCTCTTTTTAATAATAGATCGGGAGCGAGTTTTTCAATATCAATTGATTTCTCGTCCATTATGGTAATTTTTTAAGCTGAGGCTGTGATAAAACTTTAACTGTACAGTCAATTAATGCAATACCATTTCTCACCAGTTTTAAATTTTTCTTTGCGATAATCTTTACCTTTGGGTATGTGATCTGGTGATTACTATCCGTTATGAAGCGTAATGCTGTTACAAATCCTAAGTTTTTACCAAATGTAAATGCTGAATCTACTACAGTTCCGGTTGGGAAAAGCTTTTGTAAGGTTGCATTATCGAATTGGAATGTTGAAAATTTCCCGTTTGTTGCTCCGGGTTCTACCAAAGATTCAATAGGATCATCATCCTGATCGCTGAATTCATCCTGAACGTTTGGATCATCATCGACAAACTCAACAGAGTTTCGATAAGTTTTACAAAGTTCTGTAAACTTTGCATCTGCCGGAATAGAGCCGTCAACTTCTACAGGTGCGCTCTCCAATGCTTTGGTTCCAAATAATGTTGACATTTTAATTTATGTTTAAATGGTTATTAAATAGTTTTTAATTACTCCTGAGGAGGGTTGCCGCCTTTAGCAAGTGCAGCTTCCTTTTCAGTTATTGCAGCTTTCAGCTTGTCAACTCCGCTCATGTGATGCGGGGGTTTGCCGAATAATGCTGTATACCTTTCAACTAAAGCCGGGCGTTCTGCATCATCTTTTTTAGGATCAGTATCCTTTTTTTGTTTTTCACCTTCAGAATCCTGCTCATCGTCAATAAAGCTATCCTCAAAACCTCTGGTGAATTTTTTCACATCTTTGTTTTTTAGATATCTTGCTTGATCCTTTGCTTTCTCTTCGTCTGTGAAACCTTGACCATCAGAGGTTACAAAGATTTCATCTAAGTTTTTATGTGCTGCAAAAATTGTAACTGCCGCAGCTGCGAATACATTTTTAAATAATTTTGACATGATATAGTTTTTAAAATTCTACTAAGTTGTAATTGAGACCAAGTCCAAAGTATGGCAGTGCTTTTATTGTATTACCGTCTTTTGCAACACCATATCCGGCATTTAATCCGAAGCCGAATCGCTTCTGGGGCTTTTCTCTGATCCTAAAAGATTTAACGCCATTTATAGTTACTCTGGGATCATCGGAATACATATCAATGTAATTATGTTCTGCTCCTAGAAACCAGTTTTTCTTTTTATACCGGACATCATTCATCATAATATTGTATGACATCTTTACAGAATCTGTGTCCGGATAGTAGGCTAAATCCAAATATTGGTCTTTATGTGTTTTAATGGTTTGCCCTGAGGGGGTCTGTTTGGTTAATAAAGCCAGTTGCGCTTCAAGTCTGCCGTTTATTTTAGTGACTTGATCTATTTTGTCTAAACTAACTTTTAATGCTTTCTGAATACTGTCTGCATAGGTTTTATCTAATGCAGCTATTTTTTCAGAGGTAGTATTGTTAATAATCTTTTCATTAAAAACGGTATGAGTAACACTGTCACGGGTATATTTTTCAACAACTTTATTGTTTCCTCCCTGAGTTAACAGAGCTGTCATTTGTTGTTCCTTTTCGGCTCGTTTTAATTCTTGTTTGATGTTTAATCCGATGCTCGCAAGCAATAAGATAACAACAAGAATAAAAGCAGGAATATTGATTGATTGCGGTTTCATTGTAATGCTTTTTTTACTAATGGTTCGGTTTTTTCCTTTATTTTCTTGTCTTTTTCTTCAAATGAATCTGATTTCTTTTTGTAGAAAATCATTGCTTCATAGCTATCAATCCTTTTATTACGTTCTTTTATGATTGTAAAATAAAGACTGTCCGTTTTCTCTGAGCAGTCTTCTGTTAACTGCTCTTTGCGGTTGTAAAGAACTCCAATAACACCTCCAAAGATTAACAGAAGTCCTATAAGTAGTCCGATAACCACCGCCTTAGGGTCTTTTCTGATATCCTCCTGATCGAAAGGCTGCGGTAGTTCTGGAGACATATTATTTTTGTTTTCTATAATCCCAACGGGTTGGTTGCTTTCTAATGTCGTAGTGTACGAAAGTGTCATACAATCCTAAACCTCCATTATGCATTTTGCCTTGTGAGATTAGTTCTAAAATTGCAGCTCTTACCTGTACCGATGTCATTCCGGGAACTCGAATATCAGCAGCAGATGCAGTAAGGTGTTGAGATTTAGGTGCACCACCTACACGCTTATTATAAGACGGACTACGATATCCACTATTTACAGTGATAGGTTTTCCCAGATAATCTCTTAATACTTGTAAATTTTCAGCTACCTTTTTAACGTTAGGTATATAAGCTTCTGGCACTTGATTACCATCGTGGCAGGCAAACTCTTCGGATTTAAAATTATTTGTAAGTCTCATGGTTTGTTTTAGTTTTTTAATAAACACCCGGAAGCTTTGACCCTTCCGGGAGTTGGGTATAATAGATATGAAGAAGAGTTATGCGGATGCAGCTTGTTTTAAGACTACAAGACCTTCAAAGTTTTTACGTCTTGCACGTCCTCCAACCCTCACAAGGAAGGAATACACATCACCATACATAGTCGGTGAACCGATATCTTCAAATGCTTTGGTTGTACCAATAGCTTTTTCAAGCATATTTTTATTCCATGCAAATATTCCCTCGCAATCTGTAGGAGCTACAACGGAACCGTAAGCTTTGAATGATTTATCTTCAGCAAGTGTATAAACACTTGATCTCACGAAAATGTTAAAGCCTTGGCATTTATACATGATTCCGGAACGTCTTTCTGCTTCAGTCACAGCAGCCATATAAGTTGCTGTAATTGCAGATTCCGCAGGAAACATTTGTGTAGCAGCATCAGGTGTAAGCAGTACGTTCATCACCCCTTCATTCCAAGCCTTTTGCTTGATAAGGAAGTTTCTAAGTTTCTGAAGGTCTCCAATTGCATACGCTTTTCTTTTACCTGTAGAACCTGCTAAACCAGAATCTACAGCTTCTCCGGCAGTTTCCAGAATACTGGCAGTTGGTAGCGTTGCATTATCTCCGGTCGGCGATACGATAAAGTTTGTTAACATACCCTCGGCAACTTCTTCAGATAAATTTTGTACATCCTGATCCAATACACTTCTACGCTTATCATAGGATAATTCCACTGTTTCAGCATTTGGTATATATACAGGGTCGGTTGTATACTCATCTATTAAATAAAGAACTTGTCCGTCCGTCCTTCTTTTTGGAGTAGCAGGAACCAGAGTTCTATTTTTTACTACAGCTGAAGGATCACCAGCTTGTGGAAGATGGACAATTGTTCCATTGATAATATTATCAGAAGAAACATCTGCTACCTGTGTCAAGAAGCTGTTATCTTGTGTTAGTTTTTCTTGGATTGTGGAATCCCAAACTTCGATTTCTAATGGCATTGTTATGAGTTTTTATGGTTATTAATTCTTATTTCTTGTTAGGTTTTCTACCGTACTGCTGCTCAAATCTTTGCTCGTAATACTCCGGATGCTTTGATTTTAGTGTCGCAAGGTGATCCCCTTTATCAAGCTGTTCCCAGCTTAATTTTTCATACTTTTCTGTTGGAGATTTTCCATCCTGATTTTCGATAGCTTCTTTTACAGTGCCTCTTTTAGGCAGTGTGTTAAGCAGGTCAATTCGTTTTTCCAGTGGTAATTCCTCAATTGTAGGAACAGCAGCAGCATCGATTCTGCCGTCTTTTAATGCCGCAGTCTTCAAACCTTCGTAATCAGCCTGAAGCTTGGCATTCTGTTTTGCTTCCAGTGCATCATATTTTGTTTTTAACTCTGTAAACTGAGTTTTTGACGCTGTTAATTGTGATTCTGTCGCTTTAATAGCGGTTAGGATTGCTTCCTCCGTTGATCCTTCAGGGAGTTGCAAATGCGCAAGTAAGATTTTCATTGTTTTATTGTTTTCAAATGGATTAACGGTTTGTAATGAAAGGCAAAGGGATTTTATATCAGCTTCAGAAAGCCTTTCTTCATTCATGTTAAATAATGCGATTGCATTACCGTTAGATGGTACTGCTACAATTGAGACTTCAAACAGTACACACTTTTTAAGAATAAGTTTTCCGCCTTCATTAACCAGATCAGCAGGGTCGAACATTATTCCTAATGAGCAACCTTTAAGAGTTCCGGATAATACTTTTCTGACAACTTCCTCACCTGCCGGGTCTTTCGTATCAAATGCAGGACGCATTAAAAGTTTACCGTCCTTAACTTCAATATCAATCCATTTACCCAGTACATCCTTTGTATCATTAGAATGGTTATTGAGGCAAACGGGATTTGTATCGAATCGGCTTTTTAAATCGATTCCTGCGGTGTCAACATAGAATCCGTACGAGTTGCGAACTTGTTGATCGTTGGTTATAAATAGCGGAGCTTTATTCATGGTTACTAGCTTTTTTATTTGCTTTTGTTGATGCAAATTTTGCCTGAAAAATCACCGATAAAAAGCTGGCTCCGTATGATACCCCGATATCTCGGGTATGATACCCCGTAATTAAGGGTATGATAAATCGTCAGCTTCTCTAAGCCCTTCTATAAAGGGAACTTTGCTACAACTAATAACCAAAACAATGGCAAAGAAAGGACGATTAAGCAAAGATGAACTGCTTGAAAAGCAGGAACTGGCAAAGCTGATTTACCTTACTGAAGACATTACCCAGAAAGAACTTTCCGAAAGAACCGGAGTAACCGAAAAAACGATATCCAAATGGATTGAAGAGGAAGGCTGGGCAAAACTTAAACGAAATATCCCATTAACACGGGATGAACTGTTGTCTTCATGGTATGATGAATTAGCTGAACTAAAAGAATTTATTAAGAAAAAGCCCGTAGGACAACGTTTCGCAGACTTTAAAGAGGCTCAGTTGAGAAGGTCTTTATTAAAAGATATTGCAGTACTGGAACATGATTCCGGAATTCCCGGAACGGTTGACGTAATGACAGCATTTGTGAAATTTATTCGTAGAAGTGATTTGCAAAACGCAAAGGAAATTTCACATCTGGCAGATGCTTTTATTAAATACAAAATCCGGGGGTAATGGTTATTAAAAAGAAACTTATTACTACCCGTGAGGAAAGGGAGGCTTTAAGCTTTTGGGATGAGTACTACAAATCACTTCAAAATACCGAAGTTGTAGATACTACTGAAACTCCGGAGGAAAAACAGGATCGGATAAAAAACTTAGAATCAGACCCCGAAAAATGGTTCAAGTACTATTTTGAAAAATACTGTACTGCTGAACCTATGCCTTTTCATAAGCGATCTACTCGCAGGGTATTAGAAAATGCAGAATTTTATGAGGTTCGACCATGGTCACGGGAGCTTTCAAAATCCGGGCGTACTATGATGGAACTTTTATTCTTGCACTGTACAGGCAAAAAGAAGTTTACGTTAATGATTTCTGCCAATAAGGATGCAGCAGTGCGACTTCTAAAACCTTATAAGCTGGCATTTGAGAAAAACCCTCGTTTAAGAAACGATTACGGGGATCAGGTCAATTATGGAAACTGGGCAGAAGATGAATTTGTGACCCGTTCAAGATCGATGTTCATTGCTGTAGGTGCCGGACAAGCTCCCAGAGGGGCAAGAAATGAAGAATTCCGTCCTGATAGTGTTGTAATGGACGACTTCGATACAGATGAGGATTGCAGAAACCCTGATATCATAGATAAGAAATGGGAATGGTTTGAGCAGGCGGTATATGGTACACGTTCAATTTCCAATCCTTTGCTGGTCATATTCAACGGAAATATCATTGCAGATTATTGTTGCATTAAAAAGGCAATGGAAATTGCCGATTTCTACGAGATTGTAAACATCCGGGATAAGAACGGAAAATCTACATGGCCGACAAAGAATACTGAAGCAATGATTGACAGGGTACTGTCTAAAATTTCAGCGGCATCTGCTCAGAAAGAATACTTCAACAATCCTATTGTTCTGGGTAAGGTATTTAAAAAATTGCACTACGGTAGGGTACAGCCATTACATAAGTATAAATATCTGGTAGCATACACTGACCCTTCCTACAAGAAAAACGGAGACTACAAAGCAACCTTTATTATCGGAAAATACAAAGACGAATACCATGTGCTTTGGGTTAGATGTCAGCAAACCTCTGTTTCAAATATGATCGAATGGCAGTTTGAAGCTTTAAAGTTTGTGAACGATAAAAGCGCATTATTCCTATACATAGAATACCCGTGGATTGATGACACTTTAAAAAGAGAGATTAAGAAAGCAAACAAAAGGCATAATCGTGTACTAAATCTAAAAGCAGACGAAAGATCAAAGCCTGATAAATTCTACCGTATAGAATCAAATTTGGAACCTTTGAACAGCAGTGTTAAACTGATTTTCGCAGATTATCTGGAAGGTACACCGGATATGAAAACAGTTGAGTTCCAATTTCTGGCACTATCACCAAAAAGCCGTGCAAATGATGATGCACCAGACGCTTGTGAGGGTGGTGTATGGATCATCAATCATAAAAACCATGTACAAACAGCCCCGCCTTCACATTACAGACCACCAATTAATAAAAAACGATACTAAAAATAAAACCATATAATTATGAAAACTTACAACAAAGCACCACTACCATTCCAAGGACAAAAAAGAAATTTTGTTAAAAAATTTAAAGAAGCTTTACAGGATTTTCCTGCTGATGCAGTTTACATCTATCTATTCGGAGGATCTGGTCTTCTAAGTCATACTGTGAAAAGTATTCATCCAAATGCAAAAGTTGTCTATAACGATTTTGACAATTATTCTGAAAGATTAAAAAACATTGATAAAACAAATGCAATTATCAAGGACATTAAAAACTTAGTTAAGGGATTACCTTTAAAAAAGAAGATTGACAACCCTATTAGGCAACAAATTATTGATAGAATAAAGCAAGAATCTGGATTTGTTGATTATATAACTATATCCTCATCAATATTATTCTCTGGGAATTACGCTAATTCAATAACTGATTTAGAAAAACAAACTTTTTATAGTCGCGTTCCTGTCGTTGATTATTCTGCTGAAGAGTATCTTCAGGGAGTTGAAATTGTTTCAATAGACTACAAGGAATTATTTGAATTATACAAAGACTGTAATAATGTTGTTTTTCTGCTTGATCCTCCTTATTTATCAACAGATGTAAAAACTTATACAGATGATAAATACTGGTCATTAATTCATTATCTAGATGTATTAAAAACGATTGAAGGAAAATCATTCTTCTACTTCACCTCCAATAAAAGCCAAATTATTGAGCTTTTAAATTGGTTGCATACCAATAATTATGGATATAGTCCCTTTGCTGACGCTATCACTGTATCCACAAAAAATACTGTTAATTACAGTTCAGCTTATGAAGATATAATGATTCATAAAAAAATAGCATAAGGGTATGAGTCAATTTATAACACCTCAGGAACTCCGGACGCACGCATACGATGAAGAAATAAAAGCCATTATCCGGGAAGATGAAACTATTGCACTTGCCAGTATAGATATGGCAATAGAATTTGCAGAAAGTAAATTAATGAAAGACTATGATACTGCCGAAATTTTCGCTAAAAGAGGCGATGACCGAAGCACTTTACTGGTTAAAATCATTAAAGACATTGCGATATGGGAACTAATTGGCTTAGCAAACCCGAGTATTGATTATGATGATAAGAAATTGCGGTATGAGGATGCCAAAGGATGGCTAACGGCTGTTTACAAAGGAATGCCTACCAGCTTACCCCGGAAGGAAACCAAAGAAGCCTCCTCATTTACATATACTTCTAACCCAAAACGTGAAAATTACTACTAATCATGGAAGAAACAAAAATCGGCTTTGAAACATTAGCAGCCAAAGGCATTAATACCGGAAAGAATATAAAAATCAGTCAGGTTCTTGTCGTACAACCTCCAAAGCGGGATTCAACAGATGTGGTAAAATGGCGAAGTGCAATAAAATCGGCAGATAAAGGAAAACGAAGCCCATTAACATTACTCATTAATGATTTATTGCTCGATCCTGTTATGGCTGATGCACTAGACCGTAGAATTCGAAAAATAACAAACCATGATATTGTTTTTCTGAGTGATGGTGATGAGATAGATGAAATGTTCGACTTAATAGATAGTTTGAAATTTGAAGAACTATTGCAGGAATTGATTTTATCCAAAGCTTATGGAAAGTCTGTTGTAGAACTTGCATTCAATCCTTCTTTTGATATTTATTCGATACCCAGACAAAATTTAGATACCAAAAGAAAAGTAATATTAAAGGACGTTTCACAAGATGATGGTATTTCTTATGAAAACGACGATTTTATTTTAAACATCGGAAAGGATGAGGACTTAGGTTTTTTAACCAGAGTTGCACCGTATGTTATATTCAAAAGAAATGGGGGCGCTGATTATGCACAATTCTGCGAGCTGTTCGGTATTCCAATTCTTGCAGGGCTTTATGATCCGGAGGATGAAAACGCCCGTACAGAAATGGAAGATTCAATGGCAAAACGAGGTGCCGGAGGTTCTATTGTTATGAGTAAAAATAGCGATATCAAACCAATAAGCAGTGGTGAGGGAAAATCCGCAGTACATGATAAATTTCTTTCATGGCTTGATGAACAAATATTGATTGGTATTATCGGACAGACAATGACCACAAAAAACGGTTCCAGTTTATCACAATCACAGGTACACCAGAAAACAGAAGAAGAAATTGCAGAGAGTGATCGCCGTTTTGTACAGCGATATTTGAATACGTATTTGGTGCCAATACTTGAAAAAAGGGGATATCCTGTAAAAGCTGGCTTTTTTAAATTCTTGGATAAAGACGATACACCTCTTATAGATAAACTGGATATTGCTCTGAGAGTTGATGAAAAGACCGCAGAAGGTGTGGACGATGAATACTTCTATACGACATTCGGTTTACCAAAAGGTACTAAAACCAAGACAAAGGAATCGAATCCAAGCAAGGAAGAAGCACCTGCGGATCAGCCTCCAAAGGATGAAAAGAAGCCTAAAAAAGTAGATGCTAAAGGCTTATCCCTATACGACAAGGTATTAAATTTTTTCGGGGACGCTCCTCGGTAGATTATTATCTATACGAGGAGCTGGACTGGCAGCGTCTTGAAAATGAGTACACGCATATTTGTAGCCATGGACACCAGCTTTCACATAAACCTCAGCCAGACTGGGCAGATTTATTGGCAGATGAATGGATCAAAGCTTTAGAGGACATATATCGTAATAAAGGTAATGATGGTAGTATCAACAAGCCTATTGTTACTAAAACTACTAAGGAACTTGTAAAGCCAATAGATAACGTATTCGGACAAAAAATAGATTATGATTCTCCGGACTATGTTATGCGGGAAATGCTGAAAAAAAATGTCTGGAAGTTCGCTGTAGCAAAAAATTACAATGATTGTGTAAGGCTTTCAAATCTGATTTTGCGCCCTGATGGAAGTCTTCGTCCATGGAATGAATTTAAAAGAGAAGCTCAGTTAATCGTTGGAACCTCAAATCGTTATTTGAGAACAGAATATGATACTATTGTAGCATCAGCACAAATGAGCCGTTTATGGCAGGAAATACAAAGGGATAAACACATATTTCCATTTGTGCAATTTGATGTCGTAATGGACGATCACACAAGCGAAATATGCAGTCCTCTACATAATGTTATAATGTCTGTTGATGATAAAAGGTTAATTTACTTTTTCCCACCGAATCACTTTAACTGCCGTACTACTGTTAGAAAATTAAGAACGGGAATTCCTACCGAAGATGTAGAGCTGCCAGAAATACCGGAAGCTTTTAAAAACAATGTTGCATTGAGTGGTGAAATTTTCACAGATAAAAATGCTTATATCGAGAATACCCCTAAAAAGCTACTGGCTATGTCTGATGTGTTTGCTCAGCGTTGGCAGAAATATGAGCAATTTTTAAATGATAAAAATTACCATGAGGTACAATTTGGAAAAGACGCAGGATTAAAAGCAATTCACATCGGTCATAATTTCAATAAAATAACCGGAAAATACGAGAAACTAGTTCAGGATCTTTTTTTTCAAAAGGGTGATGAAATTATTCTGACAAATGAAAGTTCTAATATCCCCGGAAAGAAAGTAGACGGATTATTGAACGGAGAAACATTTGATATTAGCTCTATCATGGGTACGGGTAAGAATACAATAAAAAGAGCTTTAAATCATAGTAAGGATAAAGAGGCAAAAATTGCCATTCTGTACTTCCCAAATAGTGATGCTTTTAATATGGAATGGCTCAGTAGTTCTATTAAAATGTATAACGGTCAAACTAGCTATCGCTTTGATAAAATCATTTATATCGTAGAAGATAAAGTTTACTATTATCCATAAAAAAACCACTTCCATGGAAGTGGTTTTAAGCACAATGAGCAGCCGAACTGGTCTCTTTGTTTCACAAATATACAAAATATTCTGAATATCAATTAAAAACTATATCCATGTACAAACTAATATTGTCATACGACATTCAAAACGAAAAAGGGGAAAGCGTTTTAAAAGACTATATCCCAAATACAGCCAGTTATCCACTGAGTGAAAATGATGCGGAAGAATTCAGCTGTTCTATTGCTAAAGATAGGCTTTCAATATTTTTAACGCACTTTCTGGCAACGGGCTTTCTTGTAAAAAATCCAAAGCCTCAAATTCGAGGTATAATTCCAGAGGTGAAAGATTGTAATTACAAGATAAGTTTGCCTTTAGAGCCGCTTGCAATTCAGTTTTATCACTCCAATACAAAGGTACATGAAATAATTTCCCACGATTCACAGCAAGTATATCCGTACGAATCAGTGGTGAAATCTTCTCTATGCGATCAATCTCAAGATAAAAATTAAAATTTTTAGTATCCGCAAATAATCTTGAGTTTTCAGTAAAGTACATTTCATTGTACTGATACAATTTTGAAGCTTGTAAAAACATAAAATAAAATTTCACCAAAAGTAAACAAATGGCAAAATCATTAGAAGAAATTTTAGCAAAAAAGAAAGAAAGGCTAGCCCAGACTTTCAGAGACCTTCCGGCTATAGTCGGAAATGAAGTGGTCAATTTCACCTTAGAAAATTTTGAAAAACAAGGCTGGCAAGGGGATTCTTTTGAACCATGGGAAAAACGGAAAAATCCTACAGCATGGGGAAAGAAAGACGATACAGGGCGTGCATTACTCGTTAAATCTGGAAAATTAAAGAGAAGTATCAGGATTGCGTCCATTCAAGCTGATAAAGTAACCATTGCAGTTGGTGGTGCAGACGTTCCGTATGCACGTGTACACAATGAAGGCTTTAAAGGCACGATAAATCAGCAGGTGAAGGAACATATCCGAAGAGGTAAGAACTTTAAAAATATAAAGGTTTCTGCTTTTAACAGGACTATTCAGCAGAATATACCAAAGCGTCAATTTATCGGATCAGAAGAACAATCCCCAATATTAAAAGAACGGATTAAAAAAGTATGTCTTGATGAAATAAAAAAGGCAATGGAATAATTTAAAAACTATTTAAACAATGGAAAAACTGTATTTAAAAATCGTAGAATTATTGGGAGCCATTCCGGAAATAAAATACATTGATCTGGATTCCGGACAGCTTCAGGAAGAAAAACCGCCTTTGGCTTATCCTGCGGTTTTAGTACGCATTAATGAGACTAGAGAAGACGTAGACAATGTATTTCAGATTGTAACAGGAAATATTCAGTTACTGGTAATTGACAAAACTTTTTCCGAAACAAATAATATTACACCTGAAGCAGTCCGGAAAAAAGGACTTGGCTATATGGCTCTTAATACTAAAATACACAGTGTATTACAAGGTTATCAGGATTCTGAATTTAGAAGCTTTACCAATACAGCTAAAACGGATCAGCAGCTTAGAAAAGGTTTAAAGACGATTGCACAGCAATGGACAACGTCTTGGCAGGAGAATATGTATAATTCCAATTGAAAAATGGAAAGCGGGATTTTAACTGTTGTATTGTTACTTGGTTTCTTTCAAGTTCTGAAATAATGTCGCCGCATTCTGAGATTAAATCACAGATGCGGCTTTCCGATATATCAAATTCCTGCTCTAACTCGCTAAGGCAACGGGAGAAATTAAGCCCTAAAAGGCAGCTGTACCAATAAAAACGAGCCGCTAATTTATTGTTGCGATTTTGAATTAAGAACGGGCTGCGACCCTTTGATATGTTAGTAACACTTGACATTACTACAAAAATAAAAAAACGCCTGAACTTGTGCAAGTTGGCGTTTTTTTGTTGTTAATTGTATTTTTCAGGTCCACCGTATAGTTTACCGTTTGGATAAAGTTTGATTATATAACGTCCCAAAACTTTATTACCGTAGCTATTTGCTCCATAAGCATCAATAAAAATATTATAGATATATACGCTTTTTCTTTGAGCTTCATTAAGTATATCAAGCTGTGCCTGATGCTTTTTTAATGTGTCTTTCATCTGCTTAACAAATTTTTTATTAGCATAAGTCGACTCCGTATATGATTTATCACTTCTTAGGATCGCTTCCCAATTTTCTTCCACTGTTGTAACAGTTGACCATATATTTTTAAATTCATAACTATATGGGTCTTTAAATCTTGTAGCTACATAATCTTCTTCAAATTTTTTTTTTGCAATTTTCTGAATACTGTCCTGACTTAACTGTCCAAAAGCAAATGATGATGACAATAAGAACAATAGTAGTTTTTTCATAGTTTAAAATTTTTCAAATTTAATTAATAATCCCGTCCTACAAAGTAACCAAGCATAAATATTTCATTTTCAGAAATCACCCTTCCTTTTTTAGGGGTTAATATTAGGGTTTGACTATTCTCTGCGATATTCTCAATTGTCACATCTGCTTTAGCTTCAATCCCAATACCATACGAACAACTTTTTAAAGCTAACTGGATTTTTCTTATAATGTCATTTTGTGCATTTATTCTAATATTTTTCATTTTAAATTTATTAAGGGTTATCAAAAAAGCCCCGGTTTCCCGAGGCTAACCAATGATACATTCATTTTAATCTACATCTTAGCCTTCCTCATTATTTTTTATAACCAAAGATAATTCCAGATTATTTTTATCTATTACGGCAATCCGTAAGGAATTTTAAAATTATTTGTTAATAGCTTTTAAAAGCTTTTTAACCTCCGTTTCAAACACCTTTAAATACAATGTATTTTCGCATTGTTTCTCGCATGGCTTTGTTGCTGTAAAGGTGTGTAATTCTGTTCGGGGTTCATTTACCAACATTTCTTCGGTAGCAGGTAATTTCTGTACAAAGCTTTTAACTTCGTATCCTTCCATTTGAAGGAATGTAAAAATATCGCTTTGCGGAATATGCATTTTTATTTCCATTCTGATAATGTCATTTACTTGTGTTAACTTAATCATTCTTGAACGTTTAGCCATTTTAATGGTATAATGAAGAAAAACAAATGAGAAATCCCAGAACCATCATTTACAGCATACATTTCTCCAAAATCAGGATGATTTCCTTCATACCTATATATTTTAACTTTTTTACCAGGGTATACATGTGGATTTGTTTTAATACCAATTTTTTCTAACTGCTCCACTAAGCAATCTATGATAGCTATTTTACCAATGAGATTATTTCTTTTTTTCATTTCTTGATTGTTTTTCTGTTATTAAAATATTGTATACCTCTGGGTGAGTTCTTTGTGAAGTATTGGAAATCATTGCTTCCAGTTCTTTGTCCGTCATTTGCTTTACGGTATTGGGTAAAGTCTTAATATAGGCTTCTAGGCTGAATAAAGGATCATTCCGGTCTGCTTTTGCCTTAGATGGTACTTTTATCTTCTTAGATAGTTTTTCAAACATTTTGGCTGTTTTATCACTTATTGGGATTTCCTCTATTTGTCTATTGGTTAACTTTTGCTCTGAAACTATAATCTGTTCACGTATTTCTGCTTTTTCATCCATATACTTTGGAACCCAACTCATAATTACAACATGATCCAAACGGTAAAAATCCCCGAAGCTTCCATTTCTTGCCATTTTGAACATTAAAACAATATCTTCTAATGTATCACCATATTTAAAAGCATCTATTAAATCGGCAGATAAAGCAATTATTTGATCATCATTAAGCTTTTTACTTACATTTATCAGATTATTAAACCTGTATAATATTGCGTAAACTGTTTTAGTTAAGATGTTTTCATCAGCTTTTATCAATTGTGCAATACTGGAACCTGAGTGGAAAACTTCTTTAATGGTTAATTTCCTTTCAATACTTGCTAACTCAATACTATCGTTTTCGACCAAACATTGCATCAATTTTGCTGAAGGCAGATGCTGGATCGTTGTGTCTTGGTTTGTTGAGTTCTTCATAATACTTTTTGTATTGCTGTGGATTGGCTTTCACAGTTTCCACTTGGTTAACATACTTATCGAAGTTTGAGGCTCTAAAAATTGTCGTTGGACAAAGATGCTGCGCCATTACTTCGTTATTCTTCCATTCTAAGGTTTTCAGCTGAATAACTTCCTGCATTTGCTCTTTTGTATATCCTGCTTTAAATCTTGCTGATATCGGGCTTATATTGCTTTTTATAGCCTTAAATCGCTTACCTGTAATCTCATTGAAATAATTTAGGATTTCAATTTCTGGGGTGATGGTTTCTGTATTCATTCATCAGATATTATAATTCTTCTATAGTTACATCCAAAAATTCTTCTTCTCCGTTCTGAACATCATAAGGATCGAAAAATTTTTCTAAAACTTCATATTGAGGATTAGTCACGATTTTACCGTCTCTCCTTATGTACATTGGAACATCATCCATATCCAAATCTTTAATTAGCTCATATTGTTCATCTGTTAGGTTGGCTACAAAGCTGTATTGTACTTTCTGTGTTAATGCTATTTGTACTTTCATATTTTAGTATTTAAAATTTGTCCAATGGATTATTTTGCCTTTAAACCAGTAGTTACCAGTCTTTTTCCCGTTTTCTTCTATTATCTCATAGAAATATTTAACAAAATCAGAATAACTGTCGAAACCGTCATTTATAGCTAACTGTTCTTTTGCCTCATAATATAAATAGAAGTCATCACCACCGATGTAAGAATGTTCTTTTGATATAGTGATTTCCAAATCAGAACCTCTGCGGGTCATGAAAATTTCCTGAACTGATACCACCTGAACCTGAGGCGCAAACCTAAACATGTTTTTTGTTCTGGCATTAATAAAAAAATCGATCATTACTCCAGATTTCCAACGCCTGTTTTTATCTTCTCTAATTGTATGCAATTTTGGAAGGAGATTTTTTTGCATCCAATGTGCCGGGAGATTGCTTTCGTCAATGTGGGCAATATATTCAGATAAATCAATCGGTTTTAGACTTTGCCATATTTTATAAACAAACCATGTTGGTTTTCCGTTGATCTTTGTTTTGAAAGATAGTATCATATTAATTGAGATTTTTAAGTTTTTGTCCTTTTCTCCACCATGCTTCATTCATTGGTTTTTCAGCACTTCTGGCATTGTTATGCTTTAATGTTTGCATCTGTATTAACAATGCCTTTAATTCTTCCAGATTGTAGGCATTCAGATGTTTTTTGCAAACAGAATACTGTAGCATCCAGTTATTGAATTTCTGGAAGTCTCCGGGTTCTTTTATCCTTTCCTGTTCAGCAACTGCTAAAATTTTACTCCGCCATTCTTTACATAGTATTTCTTCCAGTAAAGCATTATTTCTCGCTTCGACATCCTTTGGTAAAGGCTTATGAATTACCAAAAGGTTTACAGCTTCTTCTGTTGTAAGATCATCTATTTTTGAAGTTCTAAACCCGGTAAATCCGCTAATCTCTATTGCAACATCCATTGGTTTTCTGTCTGCAAATAGTTCTTTGAGTTGTTCGTGTGGGGTTGTCATCATATTAGTAGAATTTTAGGTGAATTCGAGTCTTCTATCTTGTTTCACTATGGTTGTTTTAAAAGGAAATTTGTCTTTAGGAACCTGTCGGATCATGAATATTAAATTTGCTGATCCACAAAAGAGTATATTTTTATCGCCTTTTCTTTCTATTTGCAAAGTGAGAAGCTCTGTTCCGGGCTTTACCTTCGACGGCTCCACTTTATAATCAAGTATCAGTATTTCAGTGTTTATAATTTTATCTATGCTTATTTTATCACCTATGAAGGTGCTTTCTTTTGGTTTTATTCCTAATTCGCTAAAGTTGAACATCCCAGTTTTTTAAGTAAGTTTTTTGAATCACAATGCTTTGTCCAACCTTTATAAGAAGCAATTGAAGCTTTATTTGGTTTTTTTTTGAGCATTCGGGCAAAACGTTTTTTGATTGATTTACGTAGTAAAACATGCGAGTGATAATGTTTGTAGCCTACAAAGTCAATTCCTCGTTTTGATACAGGAAATACTTGCCAGTTATTTTTTACCGTTAATTTTAAACGCTCTTTAAGGTAAGTTTCAATTTCTTTTAAAAGCTGATGCAGATATTCTTTACTATCAGATAAAATAACCAGATCATCTGCATACCTGAAATAATACTTTACTGATCTTTGTTCTTTGATCCAGTGATCAAAATAGGTTAAGTAAAAGTTTGCCAGAAACTGGCTTAAATAATTACCAATAGGAAGTCCCGGCGCACTATCTATGATTTCATCCAGTAGCCACAGTAGATCAGTATCTTTAAATTTTCTTCGTAGTAATGTTTTTAATATTTCGTGGTCGATGTTTGGATAAAATTTTTCAACATCCAATTTTAGACAATAGGTAGTTTTTTCGACATTTTTTAAAGCTTTGCGTACTGCAAAAGAAGCTGCATGAATACCTTTTCCTTTTATACAGCTATAAGAATCAGAAGTAAAAGTTGAAACGAAAATCGGCTCTAAGATATTCATTACTGCATGGTGAGTAATTCTATCAGGGAAGAACGGCAGACGGTATACTTCACGCTCTTTTGGCTCATATACTTTAAACACTGAGTATTCAGATGTTTTATAGCTTTTCATACGTAACTGGGTGTTAAGCTTCATAATATTGTTTTCTTTATTCTTATTATGCAGCATAATACCGTATCTGTTAGCCTTTCCTCTCTGGGCTTTTTCATCAGCAAGCATCAAATTTTCGATGCTAATAATTTTCTCGTATAGATTGTTTAATCTTTTCATTTTGCCTTTGCTTTTAAAAAAGTCGTTTTCGGAAATCCTACCAACGCCTTTTGGAAAGTGAGTTGTTTTTTGCCAAGAGGCAGGGTTTGCAGTGTTAAATAACATAGGTGAGAGCTGACATTCGAATTCGAGTTATCGTAATCGTAGTCGTTGTACGAGAACCTGCCAGACGAAGAACTACAGCAACACACTGCACAACCTTTATTATCAATTATTCAATTACAAAATATTCTCTGTAAATGGTTTCAAACTGGTTTCCGGCATATTCTGCTAAATCTCTGCTTTTAAAGCAAAGGCGAGAGCCGACAGTCGAAAGCGAGCCAACGCAAACGTAGTCGCTGTACGAGAACCCGCCAGACGAAGAACCTTCCATATCAAACCAAGGGTAATATTTATACTCGTCGTCATTATCCCAGTCAGGTTCCCATCCTTCATTTAACGCCATCGCAATAATACATAGCTTATAATGTGCGAATAGAGGCTTTTGTAATTTAGTAGGAATAGTTTCCAAATCTGGGTTTTGTGGAGTGATCCCCAAAACATCACAAGCATCTTCGAAACTTTTTACTCTGTCTTTGATATCCTTAGGCTTTTCAGCAAACTTTACAACACCTGTCGCTTTATCAAAAGTGTCAATTTTGTACCCTTCCGGGATTTCAATTCTTAATTCGTTCATAATAACTGTTTTTTAAAGGGTTGTGAATTTTTTATAGATACTTATAAACTGAGTTCCGGCATATTTTGCAAGCTCACTGCTCTTGTAGCAAAGGCGAGAGCCGACATCCGAAAACGAGTCATCGCAAACGTAGTCGAGGAACGAGAACCCGCCAGACGAAGAACCCATTCTGAACCAAGGATAATATTTAGTCTGGTTACGATCATTCCAGTCTGGTACCCAGCCTTCATTTAATGCCGATGCAATAAGTTTTATCTGTTTGTATGCAATTTCATCATCTGTTAGACTAACACATTCCATTGCAAAGGTTTCAGATTTTATACCGTGATACTGTAATACGTCATTAAAAGTCTTAATGCGTTCTTTAATGTCTTTAGGCTTAGCTTCGAATTTTACTACACCTGTAACTTTGTCGAAAGCTCCAATTTGGAAGCCTTCAGGAATTTGAATTTTTAACTCGTTCATAATGATTATTTAAATTGTTTTGAAATATTATTTAAAAGCCTTTACGTTTTTTCCAGAACTCTACTCCCATCAATGTGAGAGTTGTTAGGCAGCATACAAAGGCTATAATTGCTGCTGCTCCGGCTGCTACACCTATGTAAAACATTACAATGAAGAAAAGTTTAATACTAAAGGCTTCCACGCTCCGTTTCGCTCTTTTTTAGAGACTGTCACATAATCTTTACTATGTATGAAACTGTAACTCTCTTTTAAAAGCTTAATTCCTTCTTTCCAGTTTTCATCATTGAAACGATCTTCCATGGAATAAAGCTTCTGTACCTGATCTACATCCAAAGCGCCCTTTTTTCTTTCCAGACACAGCATTATAAAGTCTCGTGTGTCTTTGTCACCACCAAAGCGATTGTTAATAAAATCAATGATATGCTGTTCAGCTTGATGTGATCTTTCGTCAAAAGTTCCTTTTCCTTGACGTTTAAACTGAATTTTGTAATCTCCATTCTGGATTTCAAAATTTCCTTTTCCGTCCTGATGGCGTTTGCTGTATTCTTGTAAAAGGTTATACAATGCGCCAAGCTGTGAAAATGCTTTACTCTTGTATCGCATCAATTGCAAATGAATGTCTTCAGCAATTGGTGCCAGTTCTTCAATGGTTTCTTTTTTTAAGGCTTCATAGTCAGTACGCTGTTTTTCACGTGCCAACCTTTCAGCTTCTTTCTTTTCTGCCAGTGCCGCTTCTAATGCTTCTGCGGAAACTGTTGTAAGGTCTATTGTTTTCATATTTATTGTTATTTTTTATCTACGATAAATTTTCTGATTTTCATTTTGGGATCATAATCCCAGTGTCCTTTTCGCTTTGCCTGAATTTCTTTGGCTTTTTTAAGAGCAGCTAATGCTTTTATTCGTTCCTGCTCTTTGGCATTGGCTTTTGCAACAATGTGTGCTCCGGTGTCTCCTGTAGTCATATTAATAGTTCTTTGGTTAATTCTGGGTTGTTATTCTTATATTGTTCTATTGGAAGCCAACGTTCCCCTTCTTCTTCGAAGTAGTACAGTAATCTGTCTTGATCATATCTCATGTCGGGAGCATACCAGCTGAATTCTTCAATTAGCGCAAGTAAAACATGTATTGATTCATTAGAATCTTTAGTTTTATTCTGCATTAATAAATGGACTTGTATTCTTTCGTCCCACGTTAACAGCCTGTATATGCTGTCAAGTTGTAATAGTGTTAAATATTGATATTTCATAGGTTTTATTTTGTTTCGGTGGTACCCCAATATTGTTGTGCGCCCTCGTTCCAAATGGTATAAATTCCGCCGTTATGTCCGATATATCGACCTTTGGAAAAAGCCCGGAAACCTTCTATCCAGATTTTCAAACTCGCATCATACATTACTTTTACTGCGGACTTACCGGAAGGATTCTTTCCGTCTGCCTGACTAGTGAAAATGAAAAGCTTGTTTGGGTATTTCCGCTTCATGGCTAAATATTGCTGAAAGGTTTGATTTGTATATTGCCAGCTATCAATTACTATTATATCAGGGCTTTTGCGTCTGGAAAGGCGTTCGCTTAAAGCCTGCATATCTTCACATATTAGCTGTACTTTTCGCCCGCATTCGTGAACCCTGTGACGTTTCCATGCATTTTGCATGGTGTGACTGGTTCCTTCTTCTAAAGAGTTGTAAAGAACTCGGCTAAATTTGCTCAGTTCCTTTACTAATTCTAAAACAAAGCTTGTTTTTCCGTTTCCGGAGTTTCCCCAAATGAACCAAACGCCACTAGTCTCAGGTGTGTCAAAGGCATCATACCATTTTCCGTCGAAGTCAAAGAGCTTATATTTTTTACTGAGAATATCCGTTGAGGATAGGGCTTTATTCATGGTTACTGTTTTGGCATATTGAGTATTTTTCTTACAAGATTTTCTGTAACTGGTTCACCAAGCCTTTCAGCTTCTCGAAGTGCAGGAACTAATACATCATGTAATTCACCATAATTTTCACACTCTCTTTGAAGGAACTTAACCAGATTTTTATCCTCAATACCTTCCAAAAATTCTTTATATCTGGTATCAATTGGCTTTAATTCTCTGATTCCGTACTTTACACGGCGGTAAAACTGGGGCATACCTGCTGCATTTTTATTTTTCAGCTTTTCAATCTTTGTTCTTAGCTGATCGGTACCAATAAGAATAAGGGCGCATTTACCGTTTAAATGGTCGTGAAACTCCTTTACATTGCATAATGTTGCCTGTTTCATATATTCCGATTCATCCCAGATAACAACCGGATTTCTGCCGTTTAGTCTTAATCTGTTTAATTCTTTGGTAATAGTGTTGATTTTTCGAGATTTTGAGCCTGAAAGAGGTAATCTCATAGCTAGTCCTAATTTATCTAACAGGTCTCCGATAGTGTCTAATGAACCGACTGTTATTTTAAAGTTGTCTTTAGGATTTTGTTTTACAAATAAATCTGTTATATAGGTTTTCCCACATCCAGTGGAGCCAATTATGATATTAGTATAACCAAACTTTTTTGCATCTTCTAAAACTGAAAGCATCTGATTAAGCTGTGGGGTTTGTCTTGGTGTCCAGTGGCTTTTATTTCCGTAGTTATAACCGATTACATCAGCAACCATGCGAAAATATTTATCGTCAATTTCTACATCTTTTCCGCTTACAGGAATAAAGTATTGACTTTTTCTCATGTATGACAGATAATTGGCTGGTACTGCCGTTTCTGTCGAAAACTCATTGGCAGAAAAATTATGTTCGTCCATCCATAATTCAGCGGCTGCCATTATCTGATCTTTGGTATTCTTATTCATCGTTATCTAGGTATTTGTTTAGGTTTACTTTATCTGCGTAATAATCATTCTGTTCTTTTTCCCAATCGAAATCAGTTTCTTGCTGTATTTGCTTGTCCTGTTTGTTTAGCAAGTTTTTAGAGCGATCTAAACGTTTTGCGTTCCGTTGGTCTTTATGCTGTCCTCTGCTATTTACTATCACCATTTTTGCAAGGGTGCCGTCTAATTCAGGGTTTCGGATAAACATTTGGTTGACTTCTTTATAATCTTCTGCCTGAGTATCCAGAATCACTTGTTTCATTTCCTTATTGAAGCGACCGATTTTTGCTAATTCTTCGGCATCACCTTCTTTGCGGTCATATAAAGCCATTGGCTGCACATATTTTTCTTGAAGCATGAAACTGATATTGTTTTCTTCATTGTAGGCAAGAACCTGATTAAGATCATTGCTATCATATTTTATTGTCCAATCAAGGTGTGCATACATTCTGAAATTGATATCAAAGCTGTCGTACTCGTGTTTTTTGCCATTAATAGCGATATGAAGACCGTTATGATTGACTTTGTTTGTATATCCTGTTGTTTCTCCAAAGTGTAAAAGGAAATCCTGATTACTGATCTCTTTTTTAGCATCCTCAGGCATATTATTATAAGCTTCTATATATTGCTCTTTTAGCCTTTCCCTTTCTATTTCAATCATCGTTATAATTTGGGTCATACAACCGTTTTCGTCTGGGAACGAGTGTCGAATCTTATTTAAATATTCTTCATTTGGTTGCTGTTCAGCTTTCACTCCATGTCCGCTCCAATTCGGGGCTAATTGACAATACTTTTTATTAAAGAATTTAAACCACGGCTCAATTACTTTAGATTTTGCATTACCAACCTTTGCAGGCGTAAAGCTTTTAGACATCATTTCATAAATCGGGGTCATTTTCTTTTTAGAATAGTTATCCGACTGTATTTGTAATACTTTATGTTTGTGTCCGAATAATTCTTCGGTATGAAGAACAGCATTTCTAAGAGCCTGTTGTATAAGTCCTGAACTTTCCTCTCTTCCGATTGCATAACCAATAGGATATTTTATTACTGGGTCTAAAACAACAACCATTGTAAGGCGATTATGATAAGTTGTGATCTTATCACCTTTTAAATTCTTGCTTTGTTTCTGATATAGTAATTCGATATCCCATCCGTCAACAGTCCAGAACAATAATGGAGCAGAAGGTGCTTTTCTTTTCACCTGCATACCTATATTATCATTAAATGCCTTTTCTCCATTGGTTCCGGCATATACTAACAGATTCCACTTTTTACGATAATTGCCAATTGTTCCGGCAGATAGTTCTGGAAAACCTTGTATTTTAGCAACTGAGTTGTAAATCATGGCGATTTGCTCATTATCCAGATTACGGTGATCTCTTAGCAATTGACGCAGTAAAGCTTCTTGTGTAGCATCTTTTACTTTTATCGCTTTTTTCTTTCCGAAATTTTCAGAAACCAATGATTTGTAGCCATCTTTTGCAAATTCAGCCAGTTTATCACGTAAACGTCGATCTGTACCCGGCAAAGTATGCCCGATTTGACCTTTTACTTCTTTTACTGCAATTGCAGCTTCTTTCCATATTTTGGTTATTGATCCGCCTCTGGACTTCCTAAAAGCTTTCATATCCTTCATATAAGCATCAACAGCTTGGATCATTTGGGCATTTCGGACATATTCATCCTGTTTTTCCGGAGAAAGCCTTCTGTAATCCTCTAGCAAATGAGTTGCATAGAAGTCAATCGCTTCATAATCTGTCTTGTAATACTTTAAAATCAGATGTTGAGCCTCTTTTTTAGGAGGAATACCAAGTTTTTTTACTATTTCAACCTTAAATCGTTCAGGTATGCTATCAAACTCTACAAGAGCACAGTTGTCTAAGCCTTTACCTTGTCTAACTCTATTTAATTTGCCTTGTCTACATTGTTTATCATAATTAGATTTAGACATAACGCCCAAATCCTCATATAAGGCTCGTCCGGGAATCGTTAAAGTGTTATGATAAAAATCGTACATAGTTTAAAAAATTGTTCCCGCCGTGGTGTCGAATCCACGCTATGCCGTGGCGGGAGATATTTATAAATCTTGGAGTTATAGTGGAAATTCTGGTTTTGGCTCTGGAATAGCCACTGTCTTACACCATTTAAATGGTATTGAAATACTAAAAAATCGGGTCATAACATACATTTTGTGAATTATCAAACCTGTATAAAGATTATGACAGATGTGTTTTTGAATAAAAAAATGCTTTTTCATAATGGCTGTTTTTTAAAGTTTTCAAGGGCTTTTATTGAAGGATTTGCTAATTCGTAATACTTTTTACGAATAGTTTCTGCGGTTAAACTATGTTTCTCTTTACGGACACACATTCTTACAAATCGTGTTGACACTAAAAACTCTTGAGAAAGAGCGTTGATGATTTCCGTATTGTAACTTTCTCTTTTTTTTGTTTCTTTGTTCATTGTTTTATTTATTCCGATTATGGAACAAATATATAGAGATTTCTCAATTAATTACAAATAAAAATGAGAGAAAATTCAATTTTAAAAGAAAGAATTATGCAATACCTTGATTATAAAGGTATTAAAAGGAGCAGGTTTTATGAAGACACAGGTGTGTCTAACGGTGTTTTATCACAAAATAATGGATTATCAGAAGATAATTTAATGAGATTTCTCAATTTTTATACAGAAGTTAATCCTACTTGGCTTTTAACAGGTAGTGGAAATATGTTAAAAAAAGAAGTTTATCTATATGAAAAGCAAGTTGAAAATTCACCTAACCTAAAAGAAGAAGAAGCAGTATACAAGAATGATAAAACAATAAATTTAGGAATTCCATTAATCCCAATTGATGCTATGGCAGGTTATGGCACAGGGTCAATGCAAATTATGGATTATGAAACAAGTTATTATGAGGTTCCAGAATTTACAGAACTAAAGGCAGAGTTCATGATTAGGGTAAAAGGTTCTTCTATGTATCCTAAATACAGTTCGGGAGATTTAATAGCTTGTAAAAAGATATCTTCAAATACATTTTTTCAATGGAATAAAGTATATGTACTAGATACAGAACAAGGAGCATTAATAAAACGTGTAAAGAAATCTCAAAAAGAAAATCATATTTTATTAGTTAGTGATAATCCTAATTATGATCCATTCGATATACACCTTGACAATATTTACTCAATTGCTTGCGTCTTAGGCGTCATAAGATTAGAATAACCCACCTTTTTAATCAGATCATCTCTGTAATTCATTGTAGATAAGGTGTTTTAATATTTTTTTTATTAAAAAATAGGGGTGCTAAAGTGTATTTTTAGTGCTTTTTTTTAATGTTTAAAGTAACAATGTACTATTTTAAAACTATTATTTTTCACATTTAAGGTATGCCTAAAAGTATGCCTAAAGGTATGTTTTAATGTTTTGGTTTTAAAATTTTAGTATTCTGGCATAAATGCAAAAAACTATCAGTTATAATGATTATACAATTAATCAATAGCCTATAAATAGGGCTTTCAGTATATACTTGCACATATAAATAATAAATGCCCCAATAGGGACATTTATTTTGTATTTAATTTTGGTTGAAACGGTATTTAAATGGTATTTTTTGACATTTAATTTTTATTTTGATCGAAAGTCAGTTTGCGCCTTTTTTCTTTTATTTATCGGTATTCGCGCACTTTTTCAGGTTTTATTTTTTTGACATTTTATTTTAGGGGGTATATATAAAACAATTAAATTAGATGAGAATAATGATGAAAATTTATTCTTTATAATTTGGGCTTTCAACATAGAAAACATTAAAATACGAAGTAAAGAAAAGATCAAGCTAATTAGGCCTAGGTATGCAAGTAATAGTAATATAACAGCACAAAAGGGCTTATTTACAATTCAAAATTTCGTTAGCATAGAGGATGATAAAGTTCCTTTTGACTTGTTTGTAGATAATAAAGTTGAAATGACAGACAATCAAAAACCGGCATTATATAGATTTAAAATTCCACAAAACAATGCTGATGAAGTGCTTTTATATTTAGAAAGAATAGGGATAACAGAGAAAACTCTTTTCCCAGGGTTTGAAGGAATAGTGAAGTATATTAACAGAAAACATAATATCAGATATTAATTTGTTTTCATTTTATATCTCAAATCTAAATAACAAAAAATCATTATTTACTCTTCTTTTTCTTATATTTAGTCTGTAATTTACTACTACATGTCAGATATTAAATTTTTAACCGAAAAAATCAAACAATTCAATAAAGAAAGGGATTGGGATCAGTTTCACACCCCTAAAGACCTTGCTATTGCGTTAAATATTGAAACATCGGAATTATTAGATCTATTCTTATGGAAAAGAAATGAGAATGTAAATGTAGAAAAAGTCAAAGAAGAAATGGCCGATATCTTTATGTATGCATTTAATATAGCTGATAAATTCGGTTTAGATATTAATGAAATCATAGAAAACAAGCTGAAAATTAATGCCCAAAAATATCCTGTAGAAAAGGCAAAAGGAAAATCAGATAAGTACGATGAATTGTAG